ACCGTGCCGGTCATCAAGGAACATTTCACGGGCGAGATCGAGAAGCAGATCAAGCCTCTCATTGAACGGATCGCGGCACTCGAGACGAAAGGAGCCGAACATGCCGAACCGGAAAAAGGCGAAGCAGGTCCGCAAGGGCCGCCTGGCGAAACCGGTCAGTCCGGCGAGCGCGGTCCCGAAGGCCAACCCGGCGCGCAAGGGCCGCAAGGCGAAGTCGGGGCGCAAGGTGAGACAGGCGCGCGGGGTCGTGATGGAGTTGGCATAGCCGGCGCCGCGATTACACGTGAGGGCGAGCTGATGTTGACGCTGTCCGATGGCGTTGTGCTTACGCCCGGTCGCGTCGACGGCCGCGACGGACTGTCGATCGAGGATCTGTCGGTCGAGTACGACGGCGAGCGCACCATCACGCTGGTGTTCGCGCGCGGCGAGAAGCGCACGGATATTCCCATCGTGTTTCCGTGGATGCTCTATCGCGGCGTGTTCGAAACCGGGCGGTCCTATGCGCGCGGCGACACGGTGACGCTCAACGGGTCGATGTACCACTGCAACGCGCCGACGACGGCACGGCCGGGCGACGGCGCCGACTGGACACTGTCGGTCAAGCATGGCCGCGACGGTCGCAATGGCCGCGATCCGGCATTGAACAACAAAACGCCGGTGACGGTGCCGTGAACCAGCGGGTCCATCCGGAGGAGCTAGAGATCGACGACGCCGGTCATCTGCGTCTGCGCGGCAAGGCGGTGATCACCGAGGCGCCGGCCGACGGCAAGTATTATGCTCGGCGCAACGCCGGCTGGTCTGACATCGCCAAGGCGTTCGCGCGCAAGGGCGAGGCCGGTGGCGGCGGTGGTGGCGACGGCGGCACGGACGGCGAAGGCATTCCGGGGCCGCCTGGACCGGAAGGACCGCCAGGGCCAGAAGGTCCGCCAGGACCGCAAGGCGAACCCGGTGAGCCGGGCCCAGCAGGACCGCAGGGCGAACAAGGCCTGCAAGGTGATGTTGGTCCCGCGGGTGCTCAGGGCGAGCCCGGCGCCGATGGTGCGCAGGGTCCGGCTGGCGCGACCGGTGCGACGGGGGCGGAAGGCCCGCAAGGACCGCAGGGCATCCAGGGCCCGCAAGGCGTTTCGGGAGGCCCTGGACCGCAAGGGCCGGCCGGCGCAGACGGCAGTCCCGATACGCCGGCGCAGGTCCTGGCGAAGCTGATCACCGTCGACGGCGCGGGCTCGGGCCTCGACGCCGACTTGCTCGACGGTCAGAGCAGTGCGTTTTATGCGCCGCTCGCATCTCCCGCTTTGACCGGCAACCCGACGGCACCGACGCCGACGGCGGGCGATAACGACACGAGCATTGCGACAACGGCATTCGCCACGGCGGCTGACAACCTTCGCATATTGAAGACCGGCGACACGATGACCGGGCCGCTGCTTACTGCTGGTACTTCTGGAATAATTGCCAATGCGAGCCCTTCGGCTAACTTCGAAGTGAGAAGCGCAGGGACGGGCTCCGACGCTGCCTATATGGCATTTCACCGGACTGGACTTTTTGCTTCGTTATTCGGTGTCGATGTAGACAATCAATTGAAGTATGGCGGATGGACGCATGGCGCTGTTGCTTACAAAGTTTGGCATGACGGCATCTGCCCGAATAGTACAGCCTATTTCAAGCTTACCAACGGTCTGGTGGTCCTTTTCTCGTCAACTAACACAATGGGCAATGGATGGGTTACTTTCCCTTTGGTATTCCCTACTGCATGTCTGGGGGTGGTTATTACGGCGTGTCCTGCCGCGCCTGCCAGTAATGAAGCGATCAGTTTTGCTGCTACTGCAGTGAGTGCCTCCCAGTTCTTTCTTCACCCGCGCGTTTGCACGGGCGGCGGGGCAGTCGGAATATCAGGGGCGCAGTCTACTTATCTCGCTTGGGGGTATTGATCATGGCCGATCCAGAAAAGAAGTTTTATGGCGTGTTCGATACCGAGGGCCGAGCGACCGCATTCTATATCAGCGACATCTATCCGCCACAGTCGAACGGCGACCGTAATACCGCGATCCCGGCGGCAGCGGTCGAGATCACGAACGAACAGTGGCAGGAGCTTCTCGCCAATCCGCAGGCGCGCTTTGTCGATGGCGCGATCGTCTATGCCAAACCGCCAATGCCCGGTTCGCAATATAGCTGGGGACCGACGCTCGTCGAAGTCGTAGGAACGGGCTGAACGATGTCGGCAGAAGATCTGATCCGCACCGCGCGAGACGATGTCTATGCGGGGCGCGTCGCCATGATCCAATTGAAGGTGGCGCAGAACGTCGCGAGCGAAGATCCCGCAACGGCGAACCATGCCGAGCGCGTCGACTATGCGTATCTTGTCATCCGCGGTGACGAGAACCCGAAGATGGTCGCGGCGCACGTCAACACCAACCCGTCGATCGCCGCCACGATCCAGGCCGATCCCGCGCAGCTCGGCGCCAACGTGCCGGACGGTGATATCGAATTCACCTTGGCGTCGATCTGGGATGCGCGGTCCATCGCGTTCGCCGCAAGAGGACTGACGGCATAATGCATTCCATCCTCGAAGTCCTCGATGAGGCGACGGACAGCGCCGGGCCGGACCTGATCAGTCTTGCCGATCTCAAGCTCGCGCTCGGTATCACTGACAGCGCCGACGACGCGACGCTGCAGGCCGCTATCACGTTCCAGTCACGCATCATTGCAGAATATTGCGACCGCCGTTTCGGCCGCGCTGAGGCGCTCGAGACGTTCACCTTCGATCCGGGCGAGTTCATGCTGACGCGCCAGGCGCTGACGCTCTCGCTCTATCCGGTCGCCGAGATATTGGAGATCTCCAGCGCGGGCGCGACGGCGGCCGACTATCAGTTCGACCCGGCCAGTGGCCGCGTCTGGGGCGGCTGGTCCGGTACGGTCGCCGTGGTCTACTCGGGCGGCTACGACTTGCCCAAGGAAGCGCCGGCGCGGCTGCAGAAGGCGGTGATCGAGGCGGTGCGCGAAGGGCAGACATCCGGCGCGCGCGATCCGTCGATCCGCGAGGTGCAGCACGGCGACACGCGCACCAGCTATTTCACCTCGTCTACGTCGTCGGCCTCGCCGGGCTTCCTGTCGGCGCCGGTGATCGACCTGATCAAACCGTTCCGGCGGCTCCATGTCGCCTAGACCGTTCTGGTCCGTTCCGCGCGAGTGGGAACACGAGACGGTGTTTATCGTCGGCGGCGGGCCGTCGGTGCTGGGTCAGGACCTCGAGCCGCTGCGCGGGCGCCGCGTGATCGCGATCAACTCGAGCGTCTTCGCGGTGCCGTGGGCCGACATCCTGTATTTCGGCGACTGGCGCTGGTGGAACGAGCCGGACAACCGTGCGGCGGCCGCGAGCTTCGCCGGTCGCGTCGTTACGACCTCGCGCATGGTGTCGAGCCCGAAGGTGCTGGTCTGCCGCAAGACCAACCCGCCAGGGCTGGCAGGCGTGCCGGATAGTCTGATGCAGAAATGGACGTCGCTGACCGCCGCGACCAACCTCGCGGCGCACCTGATCGGTCCGGGCGGCACGATCGTGTGGCTCGGCGCCGACGGCAAGATCGCGGACGGCCGCACGCATCACCACAGGCCGCATCGCTGGCCGCATCGGCCGGGCTGCTATGACAAGCAGAAGGCCGACCTGGTGACGATCATTCCGTCACTGCAGCGGCTCGGGATCGCCGCATACAACGCCTCGCCGGGCACCGCGTGGACGGATCTGCTGCCGCCGATCGATCTGCAGGAGGCGCTGGAGCAGCGGCGCGCTGCATGAGACTGTCGCCTGTAGTCATCGACGGCATGCAAGGTTTGGGCGACAACGTGCATCAACGCGCCGTGATCCGGCATTTGCTTGCGCACCATCCGCTGACCGAATTCTGGCTCAAGACGTCGTGGCCGTGCCTCTATCACGATCTCATCGGCGATCGCCTGCACGTGGTCGATCCAGCGACCTCGCTGCGGACCCAGCGCAAGAATTCGGATCGCGAACACGCGCGCTATGTGTCCCCACCGCGCAAGTTCCAGAGGCAGCGGGTCTCGTACAATCTTCGGCTCGTGCAGAAGACCGGATCGGTGCTCGGTGCCATGGTCCGCGCCACGCTCGGGCACGATATCGAAGACGCCGACTTTCGGTTGCCGGTGCCGGCGGCATGGCGAGCCAAGGCGGACGCGCTGGTCGGCCGTCAGGACAAGCCGGTCATGGTTCTGCGGCCGCTGGTCGAGCGCACCGAATGGCGCGGCTGTGCAGCGCGCAATCCGGACCCTGTCGCCTATGCGGCGCTCTACGACAGCATCTGCGATCGCTTCTTCGTTGTGTCGCTCGCCGACCTCGTGCCGGGCGTGGAAGATCTGGTCACTGATCTGCGGGCCGATCTCTGCCTGCACAAGGGTGAGCTGGATATCGAGGCCATTGCCGGCTTGATGGCGGGCGCGGCGCTGACGTTCTGCTCGCCGGGATTTGCGGTGCCATTATCGCAGGCCGTCGGGACGCCGGTGATTGCCGTCTTCGGCGGCTTCGAATGCTCGCGTTCGTTCAGCTATGGCCATCGGTTCGCACCAACGCTTGGCATCGATCCGATCAACCCGTGTCAGTGCTTTTCGCATACCCACAATTGCGACAAGCGCATCGATCTGGCGGCGGCTCATGCGGATATCGAGGGGTTCATCGCAGACAATGTTGCCGAGTGTGCCGCAGTCGTCGCTGGGCGTGCGACCGATCGACTGGAGCGGTTTGCCGAGGCGCTTCATGAATAAGGGCGAACTGGAAACGCTGGTCGCACTCGTGCGCAGCGTATGCCCGCACCATGTCATCGAGTTTGGCGTCAATGTCGGCCGCACCGCGAAGGCGATCATGGCAAACGTTGACGGGGTCGAGCGCTATACCGGCATTGATGTTGCGCCCGGCTATGTGCCGGCCAAGGCGGTGCAGCGCAACGAAGTCCCGGCGCATCCGGGCGAACTGGTTGCTGCCGACCCGCGCTTTCAATTGGTCATAAGACCGCGCGGCTCGCTTGACCTGACCGCGGCGGATCTCGCGCCATGTGATGCCGCCTTCATTGACGGCGACCATGGCCGCGAAGCCGTGTTGCATGACAGCGCTCTGGCGCGGGCGTTGGTGCGTCCAGGCGGGATCATCGTTTATCATGATTACCACGACCTCGGCACCGTTGACGTAAAGGACGTGCTCGACGAGATGAGCCAGGCCGGCAATCCGATCATGCACGTTGAGCAGACGTGGCTCGCCTTCGAACGGGTGGCGCCGTGATCGACTACAGCGCGCTGCTCTATGACCCGGTGTACGCCGAGCTTGGTGTCGACGCGGTGTTCGTCGCGGCCGGCACTGCGGGCGAGGCGGCAATCACCGTGATCGACGACACGCGGCAGAAGAGCCTGATCGCTGGGTCTGCCGAGGTGCGCAGCGTCGGCCCGGGTGCGTTCGCCCGCATCCCCGAACTGGCCCGCAACGGGATCGCACGCGCGGACTATGTCGATGCAACGCTGAGCTTCAACGGTCGCGCCTGGACGGTGCGCTCCTACGAACTACGCGGCAGTCCGAACGGCGAGGATTTCGGCGAGGTGCGGTTTCTGCTGAAAGAGGCTGCGTCGACCGATGGTTGACGTTCGCGAGGATATCCTGGCGCGGCTGCTCGAGGTCGTCGCCGGCATTCCGAACCTGCGCTCGGCCCAGCGCAACAATGTCGACATCCCGGAGGACCTGTTGCCAGCGGCGATCGTGTTCGACGGCGACGAGGAAACCAGCGACGCGACCGACGCGACGATGCGGCCGCCGAACCGGCCGACGCTCGTCACGATGACGCCGGAGATCGTCATTGCGCAGCAGGCCGACGAGGTCGGGTCCGACATCACGACGCTGCGGCGTGAGCTGATCAGGCGGGTACTTACCGACGCCGAGCTAAACGAGCAGATCGTCAAGACCGGACGACACGGCAACGGGGCCATCCGCTATCTCGGTTGCCAGACGGATGTCGGCTGGATGCGCTCGCTGCACGGCGCGCTGCGTGCGCAGTTTGCGTTCAAGTACACCTTGAAACCGGACGAACTCTAGAAAGGGAGAGCTACAATGCCTGCTTCGCCTTCTGTTCAGAACTATCACATCGGCAAGGGAATCGTATCGTTCAAGGAAGACGGCGCGGCGGATTTCGTCGACCTCGGCAATGCGCCGTCGTTTGTCTGGGCGCCGACGATCGAGAAGCTCGAACACTTCTCATCGCGCGAGGGTGTCAAGACCAAGGACTTCACCGCAGTCACCCAGACCGGCGCAACGATCACGGTGACGCTCGACGAAATCAATGGACCGAACCTCGCGATCTTCTCGCTTGGTGAGGTGGGCACCGACACTGACGGCAACGTCACCGTGGCGGCATTCAAGAAAACCGAGGTCGCCGGCGAGATCAAGGTGGTCGGCACCAACGACATCGGCCAGCAGGTCGATTACATCGGCAGGATCTCGGTCGTGCCGGCCGGCGAGTTCAGCTTCATCACGTCCGAAGACGAGTTCTCGGTGCTTACGATCGAGGCCGAGGTGCAGAAGGGCGATGATGGCAACTTCGGCATCTTCACCGTCCGCGACGAGGCTGCAACAACATAGGGGATCAACGCATGGCTGACCTACTGGACATTGCACCAGCGACCGCGGTCGACGTCGTCAAGATCGACGGGCATCGTATCGTTCTGCGCGGTGTTTCCGTCAACGCCATCGCCTCCATTGTCGCTCGGTTTCCCGCGCTGAAATCGATCGCCACCGGAAGCTCGAGCGATGATTTCATGGGGCGCATGATCGCGGGATGCGGTGCGGCGATCGGGCCGATCATCGCGGCCGCGTGTGGACATCTTGGCGAGGAACAATACGAGCAGCGTGCGGCGGCGCTGCTGCCCGAGCAACAGCTCAAACTGCTGCGGGCAATATTCGGTCTGACATTCCCAAATGGGATTGGCTCCTTCGTCGAGGAACTGACGGGTCTCATAAGCGGACCGAGCGAAGGAGCAAAAGTCGTCAAAGTGCGCTTGAGGAAATCGCCCTCAATATCACCGCCCTCATCCGACGCGGGTTCGCGCCCGACTATGCAATGACGCTGACATGGAAGCAGGTCGTGGCCTACCTCGAGTTCAGCGACAAGCTCGATCGCATTGATCGCGCCGCCGACCTGATGATCACTGCGGCCGGCTCTCAGGGCGATCAGAAGACGCTCGAGAAAGTGTTCAAGGAGCTGGGTCCGTGAAGCTCGTTTTCTCCGCGCGGGAGGGCGTGCTCGCCGAACTGCTCGAGGATATCGAGCAGCAGATCGTCGCGGCCAAAGAGGGCGCCGTGCAGGATGCCGCCGACCTGGCGGTCGATGAAGGCCGGGCGAATATCTCTGCGGCCGGGTTCTCGTCGCGCTGGCAAACGGCATTGACCTCGAACTTCTATCCGAACGAGGGCAAGGACCCGGCGGCATTGATCTTTCACCGCATTCCATTTGCCGGCGTGTTTGAGCGCGGCGTCACGATCAGCGGGCGCCCGCTGTTGTGGTTGCCGATCGAGCAGAACCTCCCGCCTGGCGTCCGGTCACCAAAGCAATATGGCAAGAAGCTTGTATCGGTGAACGTCGCCGGCAAGCCGCCGCTGCTGTTCGATGCGTTCAACCGTCTGCGCGGCCCGCTGTTCTTCGGTACGCGCACGGTCGATATCCGCAAGCGGTTCGACCTCTATCGCATCTTCGCGCGCGCGGCGGAGCAGATGCGCGTGTTCTACGAACGGCGGATCAAGGGCTGAGCCATGGCGAAGACGATCAGCCAGCGTATTAGCCTCGAGGGCAGCGAGGACATCCGGAAGCAGCTCGAGGCGCTCGGCAAGGCCGGCGAGGCCGCGTTCAAGCAGATCCAGGACGCGGCGAAGAAGCCGATCACCGACCCGGCAGCGCTCGAGCGAACCCGGGAGGCGGTCGGCCAACTGGTTACTGCAAGCCAGCAACTGGCGCAGCAGTTCTCGGGCCTCAGCGGCAGCGCGGACGAGTTCGGCCAGACCGGCACGCAGGCGGCCAATCAGGTCACGGGCGCGCTGAACCAGACCGGCCAGGCGGCGCAGCAAGTCGGCAGCGGCCTGCAGCAATCGGCGGTGAAGTTCGGCGCGGTCGCGGGCGCGGTTGCGGGCGTCTTCCAGGCGGCAACCAGCAAGCTGATCAGCATCCTTGGTCAGTTGCGTGCGCAGTTCGCTCCCGGCGCGCTGCTCGAGGGCGTGGTTGAGACGGGCAAGGAAATATCTGACCAGGCCGACAAGCTGAAACTCACCGTCGAGCAGTGGATCGCGCTGCGCAAGGAGATTGAAGCATCGGGAATATCCGTCGACGACTTCGTCAAGTCGACCAGTGGCCTCGTTGACAAGCTAGGGGGCGCGGCGGGCGGCGTTGCGCGGCTGTCGGATTCGGTCACCGAAACAACCAGCAAATTCGGCGACAGTGTCGTCACCATCCTGCGGTTCAACGACACGGTGAAGAAGGGCGGGACGCAGGCCAATCAGTTCGCGAGTGAGATCGTCAAGCTCGGCTTCGAAGGATCGAAGGCGCTCAGGCTGTTTGCAGCGGGTGACACCGAGGGCGCGCTGCGCGCGATCGCCAACGGCATTGCGAACATTGGCGACGCACAACAGCGAGCCGCGATCGGCACGAAGCTGTTCGGCTCAAACTGGCAGGAGGTCATCAAGACCCTGCGTGGCGGCGCGGACGGCATCAACGACATCGTCAAGGCGCAGGAGGCCGCCCGCAAGGCCGCGCGCAATCTCACCACCGATCAGGTCACGGCGGCGAACGAGCTCAAAGCCAAGTGGGACGATCTCGCCCTCGCGGTTCGCTCGCTGAAAGACCACATCGGTGCGCTGTTCGTCGGCGGCGCAACGACGCGCGCCGAGTGGTTGACCCGGCTGGTCGACGAGTCGCGCAAACTGGTGCAGACCTGGAGCAAGCTCGCCGAGACGAAGAAGGCGGCGTTTCTCGAGGGCCTTGGCGAAAGCCCGGCCGAGGTTCTGTTCAAGATATTGATCGCGGTCAGCACGCAGCTCGCCGGGATCTGGCGCGACGTTCTGGTGCCGGCCGGCCAGGCGATGATGAGCATCTTCAAGCAGATTTCCGGCCAGTTCGAGGGCGTGTCGAAATCTCAGGTCGCGGCGTTCTTCATCACGGCGACGATTGCCGCCGTCGGTCTGGGACTGGCGCTGACGGCCATCGGTATCGCGCTCACGCCGCTATTGGCGTTGTTCTCGCCGTTCGGTGCGATCCTGCTCGCGGCCGGCGCCGCGGCAGTCGTGTTCTGGGATCAGATCTCGGAAGGCGCGCAGAAGGTCGCGGCGCTGATCCCGAATTCGCTCGCGCTGATCAAGACGGCGATCGCCAACCTGTTCGCCGGCAACTTCGCCAAG